CGGCTGTTTCACGCGAATGTCCTTCCAAAGCGTTGACGCCTGCGAGGCCCTGGATTCTCGGGGGATACCTACGCGGGCCGTTGCAGCTCAGACTCATTGCGACGACCGGGGAAACGGGTGGCTGGGGACGCATGACCAGGCGGGCATACTTGCCTCCTACCGAAAACGGAGGGGGCCTTAAGCAAGCCCGGTCCAGTGTGACGGGTAGAGCAGCATCGGGACTGGGCAACGCTCGACACTGAGCGATCCCTGCCGATTCTCACCGTAACGGGTGAGGGCAAAACCACGCATAGCGCAGAAACACAAAGTTTTACCCCAGCCAAAGGTGTCTCTGATTGACTCTGAATGATTCGGTTTTGATCGAGGATTTGTCGAATGCCAAGTGCAAAAACTCTAATAGGGAAAAGCAAAAACGACGACTACGGTGAGAATGTCTACGGCCATGAGATGTCATCCTGGTCCTCGAACGGATCGGCCGGCTGCTTACATGCCCAGTGCAGGAAGGTCACGATAAAGGCAAGGATGAACCAAAAGGCGATGACGATGAGCGCGAGTTTCACAGCTACCTCCAGTTCGGAAAATCAGCTTCCGGGGTTTCGATGCGTTTGCGGGACCGTTGAATCTGCACCATTAGGTATCCGCTGGAGCAGATGGAGATGGCCGAGAGCCACAGGGAGAAGATGATCATGGCTTAACTCCTGCTTTCTCAATGCGTACCAGATCCCGTACCCACGCCTGAAACGGAGAAACGTAGGGCGCTGGCATAGGCGGTATAGGGGTTGGCTTTCGGTAGGCTAGTCGGGGCATCGGATGTCCTCTTGTGCGATATTGCACTAAACGCGCTGAAGTCCGAAGTGGGGGGTGAACTCGTACTTGACGCCCTTGGCGCTCTCTAGGTGATAGATGTCAGGCCGGTAGTCGCCGGGGGTGGATTGGGTTGCTACGACCTTGAGGGACATGAAACCAACCTTGACAGTCTGCCCGATGGTCCAATCCTGCTTGCTGCGTGTGATCATTGGTGAATCCTCCAGTGATTCCAACTCTACTCCGAAACCGTTTCAATGTCAAAGAAATTATGAAGTAAATACAAAATAATTCATTATCGCTGATTTGAGGTAGGATAAGGGCAATGTTGAGCGGCAAACACACGCGATTCATCGAGGAATACCTCGTGGACCTAAACGCTACCCAGGCAGCGATTGCGGCGGGGTACAGCGAACGCACGGCCTATTCTCAGGGTCAGCGTTTGTTGAAGCATGTTGAGGTAGCCCCTCTTATCCAAAAGGCGATGGATGCACGGTCGAAAAGGCTGGAGATCACTGCCGATCGGGTACTTCAAGAACTGGCAAAACTGGCGTTCTATGATCCGATGGACATATTCGAGGCAGATGGCTCAATGAAGCAAATAAAGGACATAGACCCAAACACCCGCATGGCGCTGGCCGGTCTCGAAGTGACGGAGCTATTCGAGGGCAGCGGCGACGAGAAGCACGCTTATGGACTGCTCAAGAAAATCAAGCTGGCCGACAAGGGGCAGAACCTTGAGCGTCTAGGCCGGCATTTGAAGCTGTTTAGCGACAAGCTGGAGGTGACGGGCAAGGATGGAGGACCGATCCAGCACAAGGTGAACATCACGTTTGTGGACACTACGAACATCAACGCCAAGATCGAATAGATGTGTACGTTGCGCACATCTGTGTACAATGCACACATGGCTGAAATACAAGTCAAAGGATGGCAATGTGATGTGTGTGGGTACATTTGGCTGCGTGTGTCTGTCGTGCCGAGCCATTGCCCTAATCGCAGTTGCCGGTCGCGGCGATGGAATTCCGGGGTTAGCTCGGCGGCAGAGCATCGCGGCAATGCCGGCGAGAGAGCCGGCTCGACTCCAGTACTCCGGCCCAACATCGAAACCATCTACGAGCGCGATGAGTATAGCCAGTGAATGATCTCGAATTCCCAGCCCAGTTCAGGCCGCTCTTGGAGCATCATCCCTATAAGGTAATGTATGGAGGCCGGGACGGCGTAAAGTCGTGGACGGTGGCGACGGCGCTTGTCATGCTGGGGGCCGGTGGCGTACCAGGATGGAAAGAGCCACTACGCATCCTCTGCGGTCGCGAGACTATGGACTCGATCCGGGAGTCGGTACACCAACTCTTAAAGGATCAAATCCAGAGGCTTGGCTTGGAAGATTTCTACCGGGTGCTGGATTCGGAGATACGTGGCCCGGAATCACACCCTACCGAGATCGTCTTTGCTGGACTCCGCAAGCAGAGCGTTACATCCATTAAATCGTATGAGGGATTTGACATCTTCTGGGGTGAAGAGGCCAGTACGGTTCGCCGGCGCAGCCTGACGATTCTTGAGCCAACCATGCGTAAGGAAGGTTCAGAAATATGGTGGACGCTAAATCCAGATTTGGACGATGATCCCGTTTATACCGATTACGTCCTAAATCCGCCACCCGGAGCTTGGGTCCATAAAACCAGCTACTTGGACAACAAATGGTTGAGCAAGGAGTCTCGCCAGAAGATTGAAACGCTCAGGATGCGTGATCCGGACACGTTCCACCATGTATACGAAGGAGCTACGCGCTCCACGGTCGAGGGAGCCATATATAAGGCTGAGATTGCCGCAGCCGAGCGGGAAGGCCGCATCCGTGCGGTGCCAGCCGAGCCTATGAAGCCGGTAGACGTGTTCTTTGATCTTGGCTTCGCCGATAGAGTAGCGATCTGGGCAGCTCAGAGGATGCCGTTTGAAATCCGCATCCTGCGCTATTACGAGAATGATCACCAAGCCATCAACCATTACTTGCACGAAATCCAGTCATGGGGATATGTGATCGGGACGGCGTTCCTGCCCTGGGACGGAGGCACGCGGTCGCTGGGCACCGGCAAATCCATCGAAGAAATCATGCGCGGGAAGGGTTTCAAAACGGTCGTCAACCGCCAATTGAGTGTCGCTGACGGGATCAATGCGGTTCGGATGCTGTTCCCGCAGCTATATTTCGATGCCAATCTGTGCGCGGATGGGCTACAGTATCTAAGACGATACCAGTGGGGGCCGGAGACGCAATTGGGTCAACAAAGGCGGGAACCACTTCATGACGCCGCCTCACATCCGGCAGACGCTCTGCGGACAATGGCGGTAGGTATCCGGGAACCGGTTGGCAAGAAGCCACCGGAAAAGCCGAGGCCGATAGCGGTTTCTGCTTGGGGGTAACAGTGAAGGTTCGGATACTCACATGCGGCCCGAATAAGGAAGACTTGCCCTACCCTCGCGTGGTGATTCGCGCCAACGACGGAACGGTGATCGAGGAAGACGTGACGGTTGAAGATGCCGCGCTTTGGATTCCTCTGGTGCTGGCTCAACTCAAGGCGAAGGAGTGACGATGAAACTGAAAGCTGAAACCCGCAACGCACTGCCGAAATCGGAATTCGGGCTGCCGGGATCGCGCAAATATCCGATGCCCGATAAATCGCACGCCGGTAACGCTAAGGCGCGTGCAACTCAGATGGTAGCCAAGGGCAAGCTCAGTGCTGGCGCCGCGGCGAAGATTCGGGCTAAGGCCAACAAGATTCTAGGCTCGTGCATCCTGTTCCTGCTGTGCTCCCTATCGGCACACGCAGCCGTCAGGACGATGCAAGTGACGCTGGGCGATTCCGTGACGCAGGTTCTCAGCGCGGGTGCTCACCCGGGAGACGCCAACATTACCAGCACGCGAGGTCTGGCTCTGTCGCCTGGGGGTGGCAGCTTCTTCGTCGTGCCATCGTCTTCGACTACGGCACGCGACCTTGGAACGTGGTACATCATCGGCACCAGCGGAGACGTGATTGATGTCATTTACGACGATGGCGAGTAAAGTTCTGGTCAAACTGGCCCTGTTGTTGGCGTTCTGTGTGCCCGTTCTAGCGCAGACCAATAGCACATATGGCAGCATCACTACGGGCAATACCACGTGCACGCCAACCAACTGCGTTTACTTCCAGATTCCCCCCGGAGTTCCGTGGCTGCTGGTCAATGTGACAGGCACGTGGTCTGGGACGATCACGGTTCGGGCGGTCACTTCTACCACGGCAACCTATCAGAATCTCAATTCACAACCGTGGTTGCTGATGAGCACGATCTCGGCCAACCAGTCGATGAGCGTGGCTACGGCTGGTGCGTCATTCCTGCTGGTAGAGTCTCCGGCATGGATGAGCGGCAAGGCATCGGTAACCATTACCGCGTCCGCTGACGGCACTCCACTGCTCAATCCGGTGTTTCTGGGCACGATCACGGCGGCGGGTTGCGTTACGACGGCGGGGCAACCGTGCTCGGGGGGCGGCCTGCCGGCGGCGACGGTGGTAAATTCGGCTCCTGTCTATGCAGCTCCGGGTACTACGGTTGTCCCGAATGTGCTGGGTTCGAGCCTGATACCAGACTCGCTCGGCAACCTCGATGCCAAGGCGGTGAGTTCGGCTTACTACGGGTCGGCATTTGCTGGCGACTCGAATACTGCCTGCTACGGCATGGTGATTGGAAACTCCGATCTCTGCTACATCGACAAGGTGGCAGCGGATGAGACGGGCGGGAAGCTGCCGGTTGGCGGCGGGTACATTGGCACTGCGGCAGTGGATATGCCGCTCTTCATCAATGCGGAGCAGTGGCTTCCTTACCCTACGGACGCAACCAACCCAATCAACCACTTGATGATTGGGACGAACACTATCGACCAGGCGAACGCCATGACAACAGCGTGGACGACGGGCGCCACGCAGGAGATGTACGAGGTGGCGACGTGGCAGACCACCGGTCCTCGGGAGAAGTATTTCCCCGACGATACGGTGTGGGCATCGACAACCGGGACATGGAACCCAAACTACATCTTCAAAATGATCGGGATGAACAATAACGGGGCCGGGTGCTCGGTGGGGGATGTGCTGACGATTCCATCGAACGGTCAGACTTTGCAAGTGGATTCGGTTGTCGGTGGAGTGGTTGGTTACTTCCACATGCTGACAAATCCGTTTGCGAACCCGGGCGTGGGCGCGACGACGGGAGGTACCTGCACGACGGAGCCGGTGGTGTACGCGGTAGCGGGAACGAATACGCTGCATACATCGATTTCGACGGGATCTTCGGACAGTATTACCTACTCGAATATTCCGGTGGAGCAGGGCTGCGTGTTCCTGGACTACATGCAATGGCCGGACGTGACGAATCCGCAGAACTACGGGTATCTGAGCGGATCTACCTTCAGCGTGTTTGCGGATGGCAGCGGAACGGCTCTGGTAGACAGCCTGACGGGTCTGAGCGTGCTTTCGAGCAACCTGTCGGACGCAGAACAACCGCGAGAGTTGCAACGGTTCAATGGAAGTTTCTGGACGATCAAGGCGGCGAAGTTTTGCGGTCTCTCGGCTGGGACACATAGCTTTGCAATCAACAAAGTTACGGGTGGGACAGAAGGCATTCTGGCGCTGGTGTCTCCTCGAGGCAGTTTGAATACCAGCGTGACTGGGCCGAATCTGAACGTGGTGGGTATCATTCACACCTATCCCCAGGCGACGGACCCTTACGCGGCAGCGGAGGCGCTGTATAACGCGAACTACTCGGCGATGGTGACGGACCTGCGCAATAACTTTGGGCGGAAGATCAGTTACACCGACTCGTCGATGGTGGACATGAGCCAGAATTATTATGCGACGGGTCCGACTTCTCAGGTGATTACGAGTTGCGGAATCTCAGGCGGGGTGGCGACGTTTGGGGCGACGGCCGCGACTGCGATTTATACGGCTGGCCAGCAGATATTCGCGGAAAACATGGTGGCGTGCTCGATCCTGAATGGCGTGCCGCTGATCGTGGGAGCGAGTCCAACCAGCACGTCATGGACGGC